AATGGGTAAGTATGATGGTAATATTTACGGATTAGATAATGACGGCAAAAGAGTTGAATTGAAAAGTTTAAACGATTTAAATAAATTTAAGAAGTTTGAATTAGATGCCGATATAAACGAAGTAAATGAAGCTTCTAAAGAGAGAATGATTAAGCAAATTAAAAGAGCTCTCAAAGACGGTCTTTCCATATACAAACTTCCAATGGATACTCAGAAATATTATACTCACCATAAAGATGAGTTTAAAAAAGAAGCTAAAAATGAAGCTAAAGGAGGTCAAATTATGCCTGGAGATTATGTTAAAAATCAACACGGTAATATTTACCAAAGAGTAGATGGAAAAGTTGGTAAACATGATGCTTATGTTAGAGTTACTAACGGTAAAGCAGGTAAAAAGAAAACTGGCTTACATGACTCTTTTAAACTAACCTTAGTGGATAAAAGTGAATTAACAGAA